TCTTCTATCATCAGCTTGAGAAGCTCTATATCTTACGTGTAAGAAAGGTCTTCTAATGTTAGTACCTAAGATTTGATCATAAACAGTAGATGTTCCAGCTGGTACTAATACACCTTCAATTGAATTGATACCTGCAATAGCACCTCTTGTAGAAGCGTCATTTAAGTATTTCCAATCAGTTTTGTAAAAGTCATAAGAACCTCTTCTGAATCCAGAGAAACCTAAGTTAAGTGCCATTTCTTCAGAGTTTTCAAATAAACCGAAAGCTACACCACCAGCGAATCCGCCAGAAATATTAGCTAACATATCATCAAAATCTAAAGCAGTTTGTCTTTGTAAGAAAAGCATGTTTTCTTCGATAGCACCTTGAGTATCTAGGTTTTTAAGAATTGCATCAAAATCATCAAGACCAGCTGCAGCAGTAAATCCTACTTGCACATTACCTCTTGCTTCAATAGCAGCGAAAAGACCTTGTGAGCCTGGTAATACAGACTTATCGTAGTCACCACCTGCACCAGATGCATTTAATTCACCTTCTACCATTGACATTTCTAGGTAATCTTCAAATCTCAATCTTGTTTCAGATTCAGCTTTTAAATACCATAAATATCCAGAAGCACCGTCTTCACTAGCAACTTCAACCCAACCGATTTGTGCCATATCAGAACCATTAACTTCGTATGAACTTCTAATAATAACTGGTGAGTTAGCATATTGCGTGAAAGAAGGATCTACAGATATTCTCTTAGCATCAGCACCTGTTCCGTCAGTATTTCTTCCTTTACTGTATGCAGAACCATAAACAAATACTTTAATCTGTCCGGATACAAATCCTTTAGAAGCAAGTGTTGCAGCTGCATTATCAAAGAACTGAATAGTAATACTACCAGCAGCTCTTGCAGTTACGATGGCTTTACCTTCTACACCAGAAACTGTATCCATAATAACAACAGTGTCGTTAATAGAGATAACATTTTCTACTAAAGTGTTTCCAGAACCACCAACAGGAATGTCTAGTTGACTTGGAGTACCACCTGCATATGTACACAGGTCGTATGAAATATGTAATCTATTTTGTTCAGACCAGATTACTTGATCTGAGGTCATAGGCATTTCTGCACCGACCATTCTTAAAAATCCAGATAACGTTCTGTTTCCATAACGCTCTACTTCTTGTTCGTAGACCTCTGGTAAATATTGCTGGGCAAAATCATTAGCTCCTTCATTAAACTTTAAGTAATTGCTATTCAATACTTCTTGTTTTTGTGAAGGTATGATCGACCCAAATTGTGGAGATAAACTCATAATTTGTAATTTTTAATTAGTTAAATTTTCTTGTCTTAATTCTCAATTTTGTAGAATCAGCACCACTAATCGCTTTTACTTTCAATCCACCTATGTAAACATCTCCTTTATTTGCTTCCCTTGCTTTTACATCAGAAAGGTTTTTGGATTTGCTTACTACTTCTTTAACAGCATCGGCTTTACCTTGTTCATAAAAATGACTAGCAATTTTATCTACATTTTCAGCAGCATACATAGCTTTATGATAACCAGCTGGGTCTACCACATTACCATCTGCATCTAGGAACTTCCCTATCAGATTGTTAATATTTGACTGGTTTTCAGCAATTTTTTCACGATTCTGTACGTTATACTTATATCTTTTATCTCCAACTTTAATATCAAAACCTTTGAAATCTTCATTGAATAATTCGTTAGTTTTACGTTTAAACGTTTCGTGTAATTCTTCAGCTTTTTGCTGCTCTTGGTTATAGCGGTTGAAAAAATCCATAGCTTTTTGTTGTTCTTGAGTAACACCCGGTCTCAACTTGATCTCGTCGTAATATTTTTGTTTCAAGTCTTCCAAATAGTTTCTAGCTTTTGCAACCTCTTCTTTAAACGCAAGTTTTTTCTTGCGTATCTCTTTTTCCTCATGTATGTCTTCGTCCCATGTAAAATCTTCTAAAATAAGATCTACATCATCTGAATCTAAATGAGGTTTATTTTTTTTATAATATTCTTTTAACAATGCAGTTTCATTAATGTTACTATAGTCAGCGTTTAATCTAACGTAATCTTCTACAGTACCACCAGTATCTTCCATGAAATTAACTAGCTTTTCTACATTTTCAGGTAATTGTTTACCTAATACTTGTTCATCTCTTTTAGCTTCTTTAACTTCAGCTTTAACTTGCTTAATTTCTTCTTCAGTTACTTCTTTGATCGGAGAAAACCCTTCAGCAGTCTCGTTGGACTCTTGTACAGGTTCTCCCACCTTTGTGCTATCTCCGGATGGTTCTTCCACAGATACCTCCTTTGTTTCTCCGATTTGAATGGCATCGTCTTCTTTTTTAACTTCTTCTTGTTTTATTTCTACCTTTTTAACATTTGGCTCTACTTCTACTAAAGGTTCTTTTAAATTAACCTTTGTAACTTCTTGCTCTTTATTGCCAAGTTGTTTTGGTTTTTTAGGTTTACTTTTTATTTTAAAGTCACCTTCCTGTTTAACAGGTTCATTTGTTTTTGTTTCTTCTGACATAATATAATATAATTAAATAATTAACACTACATAAAAGGAGTCATATCCATTTCAGGTTCAGCTTCAAAATCTATAGCAGGACTATCTGTTTGTCTTTGCTGTATCATTTTACTTTGCTGAGTACCTTCCATTTTTATCCTTTTATCTTTACGATCTTCTATTTCTTTTTCTTTTTCTTGTTGTTTTTGAACTTCTATTTGTTTAAGTTCCATTTCATGCTTATGTTGCTGCATCATTTTTTGTTGATCTAATTGTGCTTGCAACTGCATGCGATCTTTTTCAAACTCGCTTTTTGCTTTTTCATATTCAACATTAGCACCAGATATAGCTTGTTGTTTTTGAACTTCTGACATAGCTATTTTTTCTGCAGAAGCTGCTTGAGCTTGACTTTGCGCAGCTATATTAGCTTGTTGAGCTTCTTGATCTTGTTTAGCTTTTTGCTTACGTTTAACTTTAAGCATTTGATTTGCTAGCTTAAGATTTCTTATTTGTCTTAAATCAATAGCATCTTCAACGTCTATATTTTTAGCTTGTAATGCTATTTGTATATTAGCTTCTAGTTGTTGTTTTTCTTCTTCATCTGGTTCTAGTTCTAAGAAAATACCAAAGTCATGTAGATTTAAATTAACAACTTGTTTTAAAGTTTTAACATTATAAGTAGATATAGAGTTTTGTAACGATGATTTTGTTAGCGGAAACTCTAAAGCATCAGCTATTTTTAAGCTAATATTTTCTGCTAATTTAAGAGTTAAAAATAAACTAGACTGTACAATATGTCTAGTAGCAACATTAGATGCGTTAGCGGCTAGTTTCTGTAATCCTACGAGCGTATTACGATCTGGTAAACTACCATCTCTAGCTTCATTCAACCCGGTTACGTCTCTAATCATCTGTAAATAATATTGATACGTACTTATTAAGCTTTGTATTTTTCCTTGACCACTGCTTGATTGTAACTCTTGTATTGGAACTTTACCAGGATTCATATCGCCTTCTTGGGTTAATGATCTACCTACAATACTACCAGTTTGGAAATACATATTTAACGCCTCGGCTGGATTATAATTAGTACCATTACCTAAATCAACTTCAGCAAGGCCATCCATATCTAAATAGACACCATCAGGTACCATACGAGATATTACCTGTTGTAATTTTAAATGAGTAAGTTGTATCATATCTGCAAAACCTACACACTTACTTACTATTGATTCTATTCTACCTTTGTATATACGCGGCGCGCATATAGCATAATTCATTTTTACTTTAGTAGTATCAGCATAAGGTCTAGACATATTTTCAGCTAGTTCCCATTTTAACATTGTATTAGTTCCTAAAACTTTAGCGCCACTATATACTACTTCTATTGATCTTGAAACTCTTTCAAACATATCATTTTCTGGTGGATTAAACTCATCAGACTTTTCAATAGCCTTCATTAATCCTTGATCTGTTTGCTTTATTTTAAAAACTTGATTATGATATGTTTTATAATCAAAATATAAAACTTGAACAGTGTTAGCATCATAATCACCCCAACCAGTAATGTATGATTTATTTCCAGGTTGAGCTTGTATTCTTTTTAATTCTTTATCGTCTATGTGAGGAAACTCTTTTTTAAGCTCAGATAATGTTATTGCCTTTAATTCACCTACATAGTATATGTCTTCAAAATTAGGATCTTCTGTATAAGAATAAACCATATATGCTGGATCAACATAATCTACAGTAATACCATTAGCAGTGTTAAAACTAGTTTTAGCCGCTGCAATACCACAAACAGCTAAATCCATATTTAATCTTCTTCTTACAAGATCGTATTTATTTTGAGCTAAAACTGTTGATATTGCTTCTTCTTCAGCTATTTCAACACTTTGCTTGTATGATAACTGCATATGTAATTCTAACTCTTCAGCTGATTCAGGTATTACATCTTTATTAGGTGATTGATATAAATCAATACCTAGTGTTTTATTTAAATTATCTAAATATTCACCTGCAACCATGTCTTCATAAATCTTTGAAGCATACTCAGTTCTTTTCTTTATTGACTCAGGATCTTGCGCGTAAGCTTTTATATCATATGTTTTAGAAGATATACCGTTTACTACGATGTCTACAAATTTAGAAAGTATAGGAACTGGTTTCCAGTCTAAATTAAGGTAAGATAAATCACCGTTTATAGCTAACTCATCTTTATATTTTTGTATTGATTGTTCACCTCTAGCATAAGTTCTTAACTGATGAAAGTTGTTCCAGTTAGTTAAGTATCTATTACCACTAGTTCTTCCTTGATTAAACCACTCTTGTTCTATAGCTTGAGCAACCTCTTTGCCATATTCAAGACTAGCTTTTTCCGCGTCACTTACAACTTGACTTGGAAAAGGACTATTGGTGTCAGTATATATATTCATCTATTCAATTATTTTTGACATTGATCCTTTATTGTTATATTTTTTTATACCTAAATCTACTGGTTTTAAATCTCTTTTAACATTAGGTTTATATCTATGTTTATTACAAGCCATTAATGCAAGACCAGAACTTATAGAAGCATCATGCGTCGTTCTATTATTTATGTTGAATTTAGCCCAGTCTTCTAATGTTCTTTGAAAATACATATCTCCATATCCATTTTCTTTTAAACCTACAAAATGTTCTATGTAAGTTTCAATAGCTGAAGCGTGAGCTTGTTTTATATCTTCACTAGAATTAGGTATACCACCTATTTCTCTTTCAGTTACAGATAACTTATTTCTTAATTTATCAGGTCTGTTCATTGCAAAACCTCTATATCCTCTACGTTTAAAATAGTAAAGTAATCTTGGTTTATTATTTTCTGCAAGTATTGGCATACCATAAAAAACACAAGCCATTAATACATCTTCAAAAAATATTTCTGCTGTTTGAGGTCTAGCTATATATTCTAAGAAAAAATGATTAGGCGGAGCATTTTCCATACTAAACTTAGTTAAACCATGTAAAGATCCATTAGAACCTCTACGATCTACTGTGCCTGATATATCATATGGATCACATCCAAACGCGCCCATATGTTCATTACCCGGATAATTTACACCGTTTTTAAGGTATCTTCTATTTTGTATTGATACTGGTGGAACCCAAGTTACTAAAAACCTACCGCTAGTATTAGGAACAAAAACAACCCTAGTATCTTTTTCTGAATTTTCCCACTGAAAATTACCTTTTGTTACTTCGATAGAATTTTTTAAATCTTCATTAAAATCTATTTGTTCATAAATCTTAGTTAGATTAAATAAAGATTCTTTTGACTCATCTCTAAAAGCATGTTTAGTTGTTCTTGGGAATTGTCTATAAAATTCATTTAAACCATCTTGGTCATCTTTTAAACCTTCAACTTCGTTTTCCCAATATTCAATAACACCTAAATTTATTTTCTCGTTGTGAGGTCCTGTAACCGCTGTTTTCGGTGTTTCGAATACAGGTAATCCATAAGAATCAATGTATCCTTCGTAATTCCATTCCATAGGTATGAACAAACTATATAATCCTGAGCGAGTCTGTCCATTGCTGTTTCTTTTTGTAACATCCGAATCATCGTATAATTTTTTAAAATTTCTTCCGCCTTTATCTAATGAGTTGCTAGTTGAACCCATCATACATTTGCCTATTACTCTACTACCTAATCTTAATGTCGTTTTCGTGACCCTCCAGTTGTTGAGTATATTGTTCGGCTTTTCCCATTTACCGGATTCGTCGTGAACGAGGAGTTTGAGTTTCTCCCCATCGTAGGAGTTGTCACCGGTATTTTTCCAGTCGATGGTGGTGTCAAGTCCCTGTAAATCCTCAAGGGTTTCGTCGGGGGCGGCGGTGAGTTTACGTCTAGTATATTTGGTGGCGGGGACACGATAGGCAAGCTCGGTCTTTGGACGGTCCATTCCGTCCTGGGTCGGTTTGAAAAAGAAGGGGTAATTAACT